ATTTTAAAACTTAGACTATGGCACTCTATAATTTGAAGAACGTTTACGATAGGAAGAAGTTCAAGGAAGCCTGCAATCAGATGGTTCTGAAGAACGAATACGTTGAATTGAAAAAAAAGAATACTCAACGTTCTTTAGCTCAAAACAGCTATCTACATTGTCTGTTAGGTTACTTTGCTTCCGAATTTGGTTACACTCTCGAAGAAGTCAAGTTTGATATTTTCAAAAAGATTTGCAACCGAGATATATTCGAGAGAAAGCGACTTAACAGAAGAGGACAGGTGGTTACCTACATCAGAAGTAGTACAGAACTCGATAAGGCAGAAATGACAACTGCAATAGAAAGGTTCAGAAATTATAGTAGTGCTCAGTGTGGGCTTTACCTACCTACACCTCATGAAGGTGAAATGTTATTTTTTGCTCAACAACAGATTGAGCAGTGTAAAGAATTTGTATAATTTAAAACAGAAAATATTATGTTAGCAGATTTGGATGGTCACAGACCAGAGAAGATTGAGTTTTGTTTGACCGAAGCTCAGAAAGAAATGTTCAAGGACGTGTTGGTACTTTGCGAAGGTGCAAAGAGTGCAGATGAACCTATCAAGGTTCTGCATGACAAGTTCAATGCTCTCTTCCCAGACAATGAAGTTGTTGACCGCAAGTATGATGATTTCGAGATTCACGCTATCCGTGAAGAGTACTGCATCAAGCAGGAGAATGATGTGCCAAAGCGCAAGGAAGAGTTGGAAACCGTTCTTGCTCAGATCAAGACGATGAAGAAGAATGCCGAAGAAGCATACGCATCAACACTTCTTGAAGTCAGTGATTTGGCAGCAAGAGTTAAGAATGGCATCACGGATTTCCGTTTACCTTCTACTAAGACCGCTCGTATTGCTCTCAATGGTCATTACCTCTTCTTTGCTTGGGTAGATGATAAGTTCCAGCTTTGCAAGGTTGAGAAAATTCCAGATTGGGATAGAAGCGGCTTATGGAGCCAGGAAGATGTCAATCAACAGGCTATGAAGGAAGTTTTCGGCATCGAGTTCCCCGAAGTAGAAAAGCCAAAAACAAAGGCTGAGGAGCAGACTGATGATAATGACCTTCCTTTCGGTGATGATGATGAGAATGGTAATGATGAAGACGAGTAATCATGTACACACTCAGACCATATCAGAAACAAGCAAGTGATGCTGCCGTCAGAGCGTTCACAGGCAAGACTAAGAAGAATGGACTTCTTATCTTGCCTACGGGCGCAGGCAAATCGCTTGTAATCGCAGATATTGCAAGTAAGCTGGATAGTCCGCTACTCATCTTTTGTCCGTCAAAGGAAATTCTAGAGCAAAACTTCGCTAAACTGCAAAGCTATGGTGTTTTTGATTGTGGAGTATATTCCGCTTCTGTTGGTTGCAAGGATATAAACAGAATAACTTTTGCTACCATCGGAAGCGTTATGAACCACATGAAAGACTTTCAGCACTTCAAGTACGTAATGGTTGACGAATGCCATCTTTGTAATGCGAAAGGTGGACAATACAAAACCTTCTTCGAAGCCGCGGATAGACAGGTTATCGGCTTAACAGCAACACCATATCGACTAGGAAGGGGACTTAATGGCAACTCGATGCTAAAGTTCCTTACGAGAACTAGACCAAGAATATTCGATGAGGTTCTGTACTATTGTCAGATTTCAGAATTGCTTGCAAAAGGTTATCTTGCCGATTTGAGATACTTCGATTGCACTCAGCTAGATATGTCTAATGTGCATGCCAACTCAACAGGAAATGACTTTGATGAAAACTCCCTAAAGTTGGAATATGAACGAAGCGGATTCTATGATCAGCTTACTTCCACTACCCTACGTGTATTGAAGCCAAAGAATAAAATACCGAGAAAAGGAGTTTTGGTCTTCACTCGATTCACGGAAGAAGCGGAAAGATTGACAGATAAACTGCAACAGAAAGGTATTAATTCTGCAATCGTTACAGGCGAGACTCAAAAGAAAGAACGTGAAGCTATCTTGGAGAAGTTCAAGGATGGCACCATAAAGGTTGTCTCTAATGTCGGAGTTCTCACCACAGGATTTGATTATCCCGCACTTGACACGGTTATCTTGGCAAGACCAACGAAGTCTTTGAGTCTCTACTATCAGATGGTGGGACGAGCTATCAGACCTTTCAAGGATAAAGACGGATGGATAATCGACCTTGGCGGTAGTTTCCGTTCCTTCGGAAAAGTCTCTGATTTAAGAATAGACCTAGAGGTGCAAGGTTCATCAAGATGGTGTATCAAGTCTTTAGGCAAACAATTGACTAACGTAAGTTTTTAAATTATGAAAATTGAAGCAAAACAGATTAATGAGTGGGTTAAAAAAGCCTACGATAATGCTGTCAAACATGGATGGCATGAAGAAGAAAAGTCTAATGCGCATTGGTTGATGATGGTCTGCACAGAAGTAGCAGAAGCCGTACAAGCTGACCGCAAAGGAAACTATATGGACGACCTTGACAAAGAAGGTCTTAAAACCGTACTTGCCAACGACCATGGTGGCAGTTTGTTCAATAAATACTACTCTGATACCATCGAGGGAAAAGTAGAAAGCGAGTTGGCAGATATTTGTATTCGTGTTTTTGATTTGATGGGTGTTTGTGATGTTGAGGCAAAGGACGGATTTTCCACATTTGACTCTGAGGTTAAGTATGCTAAAGAGCATAGTTTTACCGAAAATGCCATCATGGTTACTAGAACTATCGTTTCGTGCAACCTTAACTCATCTATAAGTGTAAAGGCAGAAATGTTCTGTGTCTTATATAAAAGTATTCTTTCCTCCGTTTTTGAATGGGCAGAAGCACTTGGAATCGACCTCGTTCAGCACATCAACTTGAAGATGCGTTATAACGAAAGCAGAGAATACCATCACGGAAATAAGCTGTATTAAAGAGTCCTATGGTTATGAATAAATACTATTTCAACCGCAAGCCAAAAGCGGCTCAAACCGAAAAAAAAGAGGTAAAAAAGACTACTTCTAAGAGCAAACCTAACTTGGTTAAAAAGCTCGATCGGATATTCTCTCTTTATATCCGCTTGCGTGATGTTATGGCTAATGGTTATGTTCGGTGTATATCCTGCGGGCAGATAAAGAGCTTTGAAGATGTGGACTGCGGTCACTTCCATAGTCGCCGCCACATGGCAACTAGATTCAATGAAGATAACTGCCATGCTGAATGTAAATTCTGCAATCGTTTCTCTGCGGACCACCTCATAGGCTACCAACGCAACCTCATTCAAAAAATAGGGCAGCAAAGATTTGATCTGCTAAACGTGAAGGCGCATTCTACATGTCACTTCACTTCTAGTGAACTAGAAGATATGATTGCTCACTATACGGCTGAGGTTAAGAAACTTAGCAGTCTCAAAGGTATCAAAGTTAATATTTGATAATATTTTCGGTAATATTATTTAATCAATAAATAATTTATTATCTTTGCACCGAAGAAATTAAATCTCTGAAACGTGGAACTTTCGGATAAAAAATATTCAGACCTCAATAAGTATTGTTTGGGTTCCACCTGCGTAAGCAGCTAAACAAGAAAGTTGAGGTTTTATTGTACAACTATGGCAGATTGGATAAGACTTCCTCGCAGCATGTTTGATTGGGATTGGTTCGATAAGCCCGAAATGCTTTCCCTCTTTCTATATTTGCTCAACAATGCAAAAGAGAAAGAAGTAAAGCATGATGGAATCGTCGAGCATAGAGGACAGTTTTTGACTAGTCTTGGAAAACTCAGCACTATTATTGGTGCAGGAAAACAAGTGGTTAGAACCTGTTTGTCAAAGCTAATAAAAATGCAGCTAATAGAAGTGAATACGGAAAGATTATATTCCATCATCACTATCTGCAATTATGATGACTATTTTGAAGCTGAGGTCAATAAGCCTAAAAATGAGCTAAAGAATGAAGATACTAAACCAGTAGAAGCACCTAAGGAAGATAAGCCTAAGAAAACGAAAGAGGAGATTGCAGCAGCAACCGAAAAGCGAAAGAAAAAATTCGGTCAAGATTTAGTTCCTTATGTTGCAACTTATGGCAAGGATATGATCAGAAAGTTCTATGACTATTGGTCAGAAACGAATAAGTCCAAAACTAGGATGAGGTGTGAGACTGAGAAAACATGGGATTTAAATCTAAGGCTACAAAATTGGGCAAGACGAAATAAAGACTTCGGAACAAAGCAATCTGGTACGGCTCTACATAATTCGGAAAACAAAGATTATAACGAAGGAGGATGGTAATTATGAATGTAGATTTCAATCAAATTATTCAAAGATTCGAGAAGGGAGAAGACTTGTTTCTCGCTGACAAGGTGAGAATAAGGATTCCTAACGCAGAACAAAGGCTTCGTGGGGGGCTAGACTATTTCGTTGATAAATACACCTGTGGGGAAGTTCCTCATGCGAAATGGCTAGAGAATAATTATCGTCCTATCGTTGATTGGATGACAGACAATAAAGGAAAGGGGCTTCTTATTACAGGTGGGTGTGGTCTCGGAAAAACTCTGATAGGTAAGCATATACTTCCTTTACTCCTTCAAGACTCTTGCAGAAAACTCGTCAATATCTTTACTGCCCAGGAGTTGAATACAAAGATTGATGAGATTCTGAAACTCCACATCATTTATATTGATGATATTGGCACAGAGGAGGTGTCGAAGGTTTATGGTAATGTACGATGTACATTCTCTGAATTATGTGATGCAGCAGAGCAAAAGGGGAAGCTTCTCATCATTACCACCAACTTAACTGCAAACGAACTCGAAGCAAAATATGGAGAACGAACTATAGATAGGTTAAAAGCCATCACTAAGTTTGTCCCTTTCACAGGTAAATCATTAAGAAAATAGATATGGAAATTAAAGAAGACAAAGATTTCTTGTTTGCTACAAAGCAAGCTAGATTAGCAACCTTCCTTGAAAATGATGAGGAAAGAAGAATGTTTAGAAACGCCATTTATAATGCTATTAAGTGGGGTAAAAGACATTAGTATATAAACTACAAACAAAAGAGCAATGAAGATGTTACAAGACGTTACAGATTGGTTCAAGGCTGAAATTCTTGGCGACCAATCATTACAACAGGAGAGAAAGAAACAGAAATCACAGAAAGATTTCGAGAAGCGTATTAATGAAGCAGCTCGTCATGTCTGCCTCTCAGATCGTCCTAATGATGATGGGGCTCCATATCCTGTTATCTGCATGGATGGCACCGTTATCTATAAAATCTGCGAGAATCCTCGAATCGAGAAAGGAGAAATCAGCCTTGAAGATGTAGGGGAAGTTTTGGTAAGACAACGCATTCATTATGCCGAAAACAAGCTGAATTACAGACAGTTATGCGGTTTAAAAGTTAAATAAAGTTGCTAAAAAGCGATTAAAGAAAGTAACGTTTGGTCAATCCAAAATTTCTTTGTATCTTTGCATCAGTTAATTAAACAACAAATAAGTTTAACAATTAAATGATAAGAGCAATGAAAAAGGTAAAGTACGTTATTAAGGCAACAAAGTTCAAAGATAACACATACGAAGATGTTGTTTTTGAAAATCAGCCACTCAGTCAAAAACAAGAAACATTTGGCGATGTAAAGCATATCTTAGATTTAGATTTTGAGATTGCTTTAGACGAAGGCAAGAAAGTTCTGTATGACGGAGTAGAGCTTGATATTTTCAATGAAGATGGTACAATCCTTAAAGAATGGATTCAAGACGTAGCATAAAGGTAATGGGGTGACTAACCATCACTCCACAATATATAGAGCAATGAAATACGAAGAAACGTTTAAATCCGAAGTAGCTTCAATTGAAGCTATGCTTTACAAAGCAAAACAACGTAGAAAAGAATATGGTGCATTGAATGCCATCATATACGTGAAAGGATGGCTTAAAGTTGTCTACGAAGAACTGAACGATTTCACATTGACTTAACAAAAGATATGAAACATGTATGTAGTAATTGCATATCTTCCGATATATGCTATTGTGAAGGCAAGAAGCCTAATGACACTTGCCATCAATGGGAATGGAGATATACAGGTTTATGGTTTGATAATTAAAAAGTAAGACAATGGGAAAAGAGAAAGTTACAGTAAACGATTTGAAGGTTACACTCTCAGAGCTTGGTGTAACATCTGGCTTGAAGCAGGAAAAGATTATTCAACGCCTGCAGGTCAATGGCTGCTTGATTGCAATGGTAACAGATGTATTGGATCAGCTCATCAAGGATGAACAGGGCATGTTTAGGCTGTTAAGCGTTCGCTACAAGCAAGAGCAGAAGATGCACTACACTCAGATGCAGGATGCAGCCAAAAAGTACTACTTCCATTTGAAACCCTTTAATAAGAGTTTCTTCGGTGACGAGAATATTTGCGCCAACCTGGAGGATAACGCAAATGACATCTATGAAATCATCAAGCTTCTTGCGGACCACACTAACGACCACAAGGATATGGAAGTGATTAAGAGAAACCTCAGAAAGAGAAAGTTGAACCATCATATTTTCGAATAAGATTATGTCAGTATATAAAGCAAACGTAGATTTATCAGACTTATTTCACGATATGTCTTACAATTATCAGAAAAGCTTCCTTGTTGAAGAGTTCTGTTCTTTACCTATAGAACATCAGGTAAAAGTTGTTGGCGAAATGCTGAAGAACCTTAATGGCGATCAGACAGCCAAAGTTATAGAAGACGCTTTTGATAACTTGCATGAGCAAGCACAGGAGCACGTAATCAACTATGTGAACGAATAAGGCTATGATGTCCGATAAACAATATAGAGTTGCTCGCAAGGGTGTTGTTGAGCAACTTAAATTAGCTCAGAGACTTCATTGCAAGCACATGGAGCAGAAGTATAAAGAGGCTTTGGAGAAGTTAGAGAAACGCTTCTTAAAGCCGGATGCCGTGGGCTGCTTCGATTTGGGCGCAAGGGTATCAAATAGTTATTATCATCTTTAAATGGTTTAGATTATGAAAATGGCAAAACATATTATTATAGATATAGAAACATTAGGTAGAAGAAATGATGCTGCTATTACTCAAATCGGCATAGTACCAGCAGATGAAAATTTCGATGTATTAGATCGTTATCTGATACAAGCAGAACCTAAAACTTGGAATACTTGTGAAAGAACATTCACTGGAGAAACTTTACTCTGGTGGATTCAGCAAAAGAACAGTCCAGAAAGTAATAAGCCTACTCATATTGTCCATAGCTACAAATTTTTAGTAGATAAGCTATATCAAATCTTTAATAGATACAATACAGAAGACACTATAGTGTGGACTAAAGGGGCAATGGACCTATTTTGCATTAAAGACATATGCGAGTATCTTAATATGGAAGTTCCCTGGAAGTTTTGGCAACCTAGAGACATCAGAACCGCAAAGGAGTTCATTAAAGAGTGGAAGACCTTTGAGAATAATAATCATAACGCTCTCGATGATGCTTTGAATCAGTTGAGAGAGTTGAAAGCTAACTTAATTGAAAGATAGATGGGTACAAAAGTAGAAGTAAGAACTATTCCTTTGCATGGATTGTTCATCCATCGCAAGCAGGTTTGGCGTTCACTCGGTAAGCTGAGAGCTGAAAGCCATTCTACGACAGCGCAAAAGGTGTTTATGAATGAGCATAATACTGAGGTATCAACTGAGAATGCTGATTTCATTGATGGCTTGAAAGTCACTCCTTATGATGGTGAGCTGCCCAAAATATCAAAATACGTTGGTAGTATGAGTTACTACCAGTATTGTTTAACGCAAAAATTGGTTTAGTTATGAAAGAAAAGATAAACATAGCGAAAATACTAAAGGATAAGCCGCAAGGAACTAAGTTGTACGACTTATTACGCAATATAGACGTAAAGTTAGATGAAGTTCACATAACAGATGTTGGCACTTATATTGAATGTACATCAACTAATGAAGTAGGCAGCACTTTTTTGTTTGATTATTCAAAATTAGGTACAGAAGAAAGTTGGCTTGATGGCTTACAGATTCTCCTTCCTTCCAAAGAAATGCGAGACTGGTCTAAGCTCGCTTGGAATACAGGAGACATTCTAGTTAATAAAGATGGAAATGCACATGTTATCTTCGAGGGGTTTGATGATGATACCTACGAAACTTTCAATGGTAATAATTATCTATGGAAAAATGAGGGTATTATAATGTGCTTCGGAGAGTATGAAGACGAATTGCCAACATCAGATTTCAGCAAAGCAAACAAAGAAGACGCTCAGAAATACATCCGCCAAATAGAGAAAAGACTAGGCTATAAGTTAAACTTTGAAACTTTGAAAATTGAAAAGTCTGAGTTCAAGGATGGGGATATTGTCACCATTATACCTCATATTGGAGATAAGCTTATCTATCTTTTCAAAGCAGAAGATGACGAAAAGTATTATGGTCATGCTTTTCTTGACGGTAACATAGCTATTGTTAATGAGGATAGTTATTGCCAAAAAGACTTCTGTACAGCTCGTCCACCTACAGACGAAGAGAAGCAACAGCTTTTCTCAGCCCTCGAAAAGGAAGGTAAGGCTTGGGATAGTGAGCATAAAATGATTGTGGACTTACCTAAGAATTGTGAGTTTAAGCCATTCGATAAGGTAATATGTCGTGATAGTGATGCTGATATATGGAAAGCAAGCTTCTTTTCTCATTATGATGAGAGAGCGTATTACCCATTTTTTTGTAACAATTGTGGTTATAAATATTGTCTCCCTTATAATGATGAAACTGCAAAGCTAATTGGTACAACAAATAACGTGGAGGGTTAGGTATGAAAGAGCTTAAAGATTTGGTTGTTGGTGATGATGTACTAGTTACAGGTATGTATTACAGACGTATCGCCAAGGTTGATAAAGTGACAAAGACTCAAATTGTTGTTGATAACGCTAGATATAGAAGAAATTCGGGCTGGCAATGTGGTGACGATATATGGGATAGGAAAAGTATATCTGTTCCTACAGAAAAGGAAATATCAGATGTTAAAGAAGAGAATTTTCGCAAGAAACTCATCTACGCTATCAGGTCTTTTGATTTCAAACGCTTATCAACAGATGAGTTAAAACAAGTGTACAAGATCGTAAAAGACAAAGAATGAACGAGATTAAAGTAGGCGAAAGAGTAACTATTATTCTTGAAGCTGTTGAACATGACACTTGTGAAGGATGCTTCTTTAAAGGAGTGGCTGGCTATTGTGGTGCAGCTCCACTTGGATTGAAGTGTCTTTCTAAATATCGTTCAGATAAAAAGAATGTAATCTTTAAAGAAGTAAAGGAGTAAAGCGTATGAGTAGAAATTTAATGAGAATGGCGTTAATAATGGTTGCTACGGCAGCTTATGCACAAGATGATATTTTCGGGTGTTCAAGTCCTAGACTTGACGCACCAAGCGGCAATATTCCTTCTGATAAGCAGAAGTGTCAGACAAAGGCGCAGCATGAGTTCATCATCAAGGGGATAAAAATTATGGCAGCTTCAAAGAAAGATGCTATAAAGAAGTATAATCATCGTAAAAAGTAAAGCATATGAACAAATTAGAATATATACCAGGAGATATAGTAAAAATTGAATATGGAGAAGCTACGGGAAAAATAGGTTTCGTAACAATTACTTTTTTAAGAAGAAAAGGTTGCTATAGTCTTGTCGTATTTATTGGTAAAGGGTTTCAAGGTTCTTCTAAAGACGATTGGATTCAAACTTATAATGATGAGGTATCTCCGATTCCTATCACTACAGAGATTCTAGAAAAGAATGGATGGGTGAAAAAAGTGATGAGTAGAGGAGTAAAGAATAGTCATTTGGTATATACAAAGCCCGATATTGAAGAATATGGATATTTTCCTATCTACATAGAAAAAGGTATCGGTGATGAGTTTGATGTATATCCGTTTACAGATAATCACGATTGTAAACAAATTGCATACATTAAGTATGTTCATCAACTTCAACACATTCTATTCGGGCTAGGACTTGATTCAGAGATGGAGTTATGAATATAATTACGTTTGGTAAATATAAGGGTATGCCTGTTACAAGGGTTCTTAGAATTGATCCAAGTTACTTTGGATGGTGCAAGAACAATGTTCGTTGGTTCAAATTCTCTAAAAGAGACTACGAAATATACTTGGGATGGTTATCTTTACAGCAAAATCATTTGCAATTCACAGGATATTCTGATGATATGGGTAATATTAGATTCCTTTTTAGAAAAGTGGAAGAAGGCAAGTTTAATGCTTACTCTGATACGGAATATCTTACAAAAGAAACGTGTGGTGAATATCTAAAAAGTACAAAAGAACATTATTTCCGCCTTCGGGCATAAATTTAAAGATATGACAAAAGAAGAATTAAAAGCAAAGGTTGCCAAGCAACAAAGTATTATCAATGATGCTAACAATCAGATTTGTTCTGATGTGAAGGAGTACATCGAAAGTCTACCATACAAGGTTGGTGACAAAGTGAGCTGTTCAAGATGTAATGTATGTTGGATTGCAAGCATTATTCCAGAACGAAATTGCGCAAGATATTCTGGCATGATTGAGGTAAGAATCAACCCTGCTAAGAAAGATGGCACTCGCTCCAATAGAGAGTTTGTACTATGGAGTATGGAAATTAATAGTATCAAGAAGATTGATTAACAGCCTTTGGGCATAAATAGTAATTATATGAAATTAACAAAAGAGCAGAAAGAAATATTATCTAAAATCGCTGATATTAAACAGGTCATTCTGAGTAACCATTTTGACATAAGTGATTTGACAGAACAGTTGATTAGCACACTTCCTTTTAAGGAAGGCGATATTGTGTTATATTATAAAGATGAGCCTTATATGGTTAGCAAGATTGAGCCTTGGGACGAAGGGATGGACACTTCTCATACATATCGTTATTATGGCAATATACATCTGGTTCTTAACAAAATATGCAAGGATGGCCATCCATCTAGAAGAAACCAAGATAATTATCTATTATGTTCTACTGATATTGAGAAGTTTAAACTTGCAGAAGATGGCAAGACCGTTCGTTTGTAACATAGTTTAGTAATCATCCTGCAAAGGACATAAATATAAGTAATATGATTAAAGCAGTTCCAGACCCTACGTTAGAATGTGTAGGATGCGTATTTGATGGTAAGTTTGAGTGTATTCAACATGCGTGTTTGTCAGACCCAAACAATCCCGTTAAGTACATTGAAGTAACAGAGTAACTAACCACCCTCTCCTGTAAAAGGGAGAGGGTAAAAAGAAGAGAATATGAATGCAAATAAAATAACATTAGCTGGCTATATTGTATATCTCCAAAGTATGTATAAACGATATGGCAATATAAGTATAGCGCAACTAAAGCATATAGAAAGAAACAGAAAAAAGGAGGATAAGCAATGAGTAAAGTAACTGCAATTAATATAATTATTAAAAAGAAGAATCAATTAAGAAAGCATAAAGAGGGATATGTTTCTTACATTAATATTGATGACGTTCTTGTGTGGTTGAACGATATTCAAAAAGAATTGGAGGATGAATTATGACAAGAGAAGAATTACAAAATAAACTTGGCGATGCTATCTGTGAATATTGCAACAAGAACATTATTTCAGAACATAACCTCGGCATAGGTTGGCTTTGCGAAGGTCTGTATTGTGAGGAAGCACAAGATGTCTACGCAGCAGAAAATAACATAGAGTTGGAGGATTGATATGACAATAGAAAAAATTATTCAGAAGGCTTATGAGTTCGAGAAAAAGAACAAAAGTTTCACTTGGAAGCCTAAAGATTTTCCTGAGGATATGAGCGAAAGTAGTACTATTGATGAGCTTGTGTCAGAAGGAGATAATATGTATGATGCTTTGAAAGAAGCGGTTGAGTTAATTCACGACCTAGCGGTTGAGTTAGAATATAAAGACGCAGTGGAGGGATAGTTATGGCATGGGTAGCAACTGATGCAAATGGTTTAGAATTTCTTTTTAGAGAGAAACCATACAGAAGTGGATATGGAGAATATGGATATTGGAATCCTACATATTCTGGTATCGGTGGTTGTATTCTTATACCTCATGGCAGCATCAAGAAACTCATCGGAAGAGAATTGTCTTTTACCGATGAACCTGTCGAACTTGGATAGATAAAAAAATGAGAAAGGTTACTTGTATTTGCGACACAATTATAAAGGGTGTTACGTTTGTAAAGGGCTGTGATTACAGAGTTGATTATAATCCATTTATAGGAATAATGATATATGCCCCATTCGGCTACGTAAATATCAGTAAATGGCAGCTCGATAACTATTTTATTTAAAATTATAGCTTATGGAAATCGAAAACATAAAATTCAAGGCAAAGCAGCTTAACTCAGAGAAATGGTTTGAGGGCGATTTAGTACGTCTTGGAAATAGGGTATGTATAGGAGGAGACCATATAAAAGATGGTATAACTGACGTTGACCCTTCAACAGTCTGTATGTTCACAGGACTGAAAGACAAGAATGGAACACCTATCTATGAGGGGGATATAGTTATGCACAAAGATAACAATGCGGAAAGAAGAGGTGATATTAATTGGGATAGTAAATCTACTGCTTTCTGCTTTGGGCAAGATTTCTTAGTTCACTACCCTTCTGAAGATATGGTAGTTGTCGGCAACAAATTCGATAAGTAGCGTATGAAGAATAAGATATTAGATTTAATCAAATCAGCCGTTTTGCTCATTTTGATTTTCTTAATAGGTGTAATTGGTTTTAGAGTTTCTTTCAGCTTAGGAACTCCACACGAAAAAGAAGAGTTTAATATAAAAATATTCACCAAGAAAGGGCATGACTACCTGTTTGTGGGCAGGGAACATGGAGCTTGCGTTATTATTCACGCTAGTAGTTGTCCTTGTAATAAAAAGAAGTAACATATGAAAGTTAGGTTGGCAAAGAAAATTATGAAGTATCGCTCTGGCAGTTTTTTATATGACTTGATGCGCTTGGAAGGCTTGGACGTTTCTAAAGAGTTGTCAAAGATAAAGCAATACTGGGAGCCTAGATGGGCTTTGTATTATGCCACTAAAGGTGGTTGTCATGGCAGAGTTGACCATCGTATCGTAAAGGCAGGAAAGATTACTGCAAGATATTCTCATAAGCAAATGAATTGCCTTGCTAGGTTGGCTGGTAAAAATCTTTTCGATATTAGAGATATATTAGATAGTTCAAATAAACTAAAAAGATATGACTTATGATAAGAGAAAGATATTATTACGCAGTAGCCGCCTTCATGCGTAAGGATGGCAAATTAACCTATACCTCAGTTACGAGCTCTGTTAAAGGTGAAGAGAAGGATATAGTTTTCTATCCTATCATGAACCTCATCACGGACGTAGAAGAGAAATTCAAGGATGATATGGTTAGCGGTACAACTCTCATACATAGCGTTATTGAGATTAGTAAAGAGGACTATGAAGCCTATAACGAACGCATAGCTAAGATAAATAAGAAGGAGGGTTAGCACATGACTTTTTTGAATATTACCGTAGGTGAGAAGGAGTTTGATGAAATCAAAGAAGGCAAGGTAGGACTAGTATGTTTACCTTGCACTCCACTTTGGTGTCATACATTAGTCGATGGTGTAAAGAGGGAGGAAAGATTAGACCAATTAACGGCTAGATTAGATAGTAATGGCAAACCTCATATTCAGTATGGAAATTCTGTTGACCATTACTTTAAGAAAGTTGATTATGTTCAGCTTTCCTGTAAGGTTGGTTCTCAAATAAGAGTTCTCGTTAAGGATTGCGCAGGTTTCAGTATTGAGACTACTCAAACGAAAAAGGATAATGGCTTTATCGAGTTTAAGCCAAAAAACTTTGTTGTTCATCTAAAATAAACAAAATATGATTATGAAACAAGAAATGCAAAAATCAATCTCCAAGATTCAAACAGCAGTTGAAACTCTGACAAGGCAGAAAGTTATCGACAAAAATGTGTATGATTTTGTCCATGGAGAAATCAAATCTCTTTCGGAAAGTGTGGAGAATATAGTGGAAGTAAATAACCCCGATGAAACTCTTCTCACCTTCACAGATAAGGAGAAGTATGTAAATCAGCATATCAATCTTGCTGATACATCTGTACTTTGCAAAGAGTTGAATAGAAGAAAAGAAATTGGTAACGATTTCTTTGTAGTAGCAACAGAGGGAAAATAAGTTAGCTTATGGAAAGATTAACTAAAGTAATGGATAAGTATTTATCAGAAGCAAAGAAGAAGGTTCTTACCCTCGCAGTCAGCAAGGAATGGTTCGATATGATAGTGTCGGGCGAAAAGAATGAAGAGTATCGGGTAATTAAAGATTTTTGGATGAGTCGCCTTCTCCTTATCAAGGATGAGAAATTCAAAGATTTCGATAAGTACGATAAGCTTCATATCGGTAAGACATTTGAGATGCTTATAGACATCAATACTATCAAGGAGAAACTGAATAATGGTACAATGAAGTTCGTACCATTCACTCACATTCTCTTCAAGAACGGCTACTATGATGATAGCCCAAAGGTAGAGAAGGAAATTGAGAGTATCAGCATCGGCAAGCCGAAGAAAGGTCTTTGCCCAGGCAAGTGGTTGGATCATGAGTTTTTCATCATCAAGTTCAAGTAATATGGATAAGACAACAGAACTATCATATAATCACCTCATTTCGCAACTCAGAAAAGAAAACGCTGATTTGAGGAATGAGGTGCGAGAATTAAGGAAGTTGCTAACAAGAAAAGGTGACAAACCGCCTAATTAACACTCCGTAACACCATGTTAAAAGCAGTTTTTGCGTTTTTCTTGTCAAATTAGCTTCCTGTAGTTTTCGGTAACATTAGTTAAGTTAACGAAATGGCAAAAATCGCATCTAAGCCTTTCTAAGCTGTTCTATTTTCTTCCCCATATCCTTATATCATTTTTCAGAAAAAGCCTTATATAGAGGAAAATAGGTTTTATTTAACACTCTAGTAATCAATAAGTTATATAAAGTTAAGCAAGAAAAATAATGAGGTTAAAATTTGGTCAAATGCTAAAAAATGACTATCTTTGCACCATCAAAAATAAAAAATAACAATTAAAAGATAAGAGCAATGAAACAGACAATAAACGTATCAAACAAAGCTGAGGTTGTAGCAGCAGTTACAAGTGATTTTGATGGAGGTTATAACTATTTCGAAGGTGACATTCGTAATGGTAATCTTAGAGCGCATGTAACTAACTGCTTCCATGGTAACAAGTTGAGAATCCAGATTACCTATTGGGAGGATGGCAAAAGTGTGGCAGTTGAAACCGCTTCAACATGTTCAACAGCAAAGGGAATTGTTAGTAAGGTTTCTAAATTCTTAAATATCAAGTAAATAAAAAGGTAACGACTGGTCCAACCAACTAGTCACAATAAGAGCAATGAAATGTTAGACGGAACAAACATTCACTTTAAGAAAGCAGTTAATGCTGTATTGGTAAAGGTTAACAGAATACATAACAACACCATGTCAGTATACGTTAACAAAAAATGTATTAATATCGCCATGTTTGATAATAATACTAATGTTTTTTATTCAGACATGATAAGTGATTATTTAAGCAAGGATGAAATCCTTCAGAAGTTAGATAACTTCAATAAAATGTATCACGCATGGGTGCAACTTCAAAAGAAAGGAGGTCGCCATGAATAAAGAGTACATTGGAACAGATTGCTATAATCGTAAGATGGAGCTTTACCATATCGGCAATGAAGTTTATTGCGACCACATCAAAAACGGAGTTGTCGTCAAGACAAACAGCATCACTGTAGATAACCGCATTCTTGGATTGTTTGGCAGTCCTCATACAAGCGGAGCATATATCTACGATGAGATAACAAGAATGTATGGCAAGAAGTTATAATAACTGCATATAAAAAGTAAGAGCAATGAAGACAGACAACGTTTTAGAGCATTTCGCTGAAATGATGATTTCACGAATGCAAAAGATGAAGGCAGGAGATTGGAAGATGGGTTGGTTCACCACATCGTATGGTGGTAACCCAGTGAACCTTGGAGGGCGTGAATATAATGGAATGAACTCATTCTTCCTGTTTCTCTGCATGATGGACGAAGAAAGATTCAAATATCCTATCTTTGCTACCTTCAATCAGATAAAGGCATTAGGAGCTAGTGTGAACAAAGGAGAGAAAAGCTTCCCTGTTCTGTTTTGGTCCATTCAGTACAAAGACAAGAATGGAAACAAAATAACAGAAGACAGCTACAACGGAATGACTCGATCAGCCCAACTAGAATGCAAAGTTCAGCCTTTCTTGAAGAGCTACAATGTGTTCAACCTCAGCCAAACCAACCTCGAAGAGATAGCACCTAAGACGATACAAAAGTTGAAGAATAAGTTCAGTCTCAAAGATAAGAATGAGTTACCGACAGACACGGCAGGTATGTACGTCAACGAGAAAATTGATGATATGCTTCTTTATCAGAAGTGGCTCTGCCCTATCCGCTACGACAAGTATTCAAGTGGAGCTTTTTACAGAGTTGGGGTAGATGATATTACAACACCACTTAAAAGTCAGTTCAAGAAGGGCAATACAGAGCAGGAGATATTCGAGGATGGACAGGAGTACTACTCAACCCTTCTACATGAAATGGTTCACTCAACAGGGCACAAGTCTAGATTGAATAGAGGGTTTGAGGAAGAGAAAGGAGAAAATGACTATGCAAGAGAAGAGTTGGTTGCAGAGCTTGGAGCAGCTCTTATCGGAAACGTCCTAGGCTTTAGCAGTCGCATTTTAGATAATAACGCTGCTTACCTGGATGGTTGGATCAGCAAGCTTAAAAAGCAACCAAAGTTCATCGTTTCTGTTTTGACAGACGTAAACAAGGCAGCTAAAATGGTATTAGAAATCGTGAACAAAGAAAAGGCACAATTACTAATGCCTGCATAAGATATTTTATTGCTCTATCTAAGGCGGTATAAGCGGATTTGCTTGTATCGCCTTTATTCATTATCCTCAAAAACATAAAAAGCTCTATAAGCGAAAATAAATATGCAATTTCTTGGTTAAATCTATTTGTTGATTAAATATTTTTAGTATCTTTGCACCAAAAGTAGTAAAGATATGAACATCGAAGAAATACTCAAGAAAACTGATACTATCAGCCAAAAGATAGAAGAGCTACGCAGAAGGACTGTAATGGTCCCTTTGTGGAGTTATCTTTTGAGTTTATATGAGCCAGCAAGCCATAAGGTAATGACAGATACCATAAGCCTTCGTGATAAAGACAATGGTGAAAAATCATCCCGTATAGCGGTTGCCCTTGAAAAGCTGCTCACAAACAGAATAACAGAATTTACATTCTCTATACCTGTTAAGAGAAAGTACAACACTCCAGAAAATGATATTCAGAGGGAAATCCAAAAGGCATTAGAAAAAATCTACGATTGTGCTCATATTGACAACATGAACTACAAACGTGGACTAGCCTATTTCGCAAGCTGTGAGATCTTCACCATCTGGTATTCTGTTAAGAAGCATAACTCTCTATATGGTTTTGAATCAAACTACAAGTTGAAGTGCAAAACCTTCTCCCCTATGGATGGAGTAAGATTGTACCCTATCATTGATGAGTATGATGATATGCAAGCTATGTCGTTTGAGTATGATAAGACCGTTTCCGATAAAGAGACGATAACATTCTTCGAAACCTTTACAGAAAACTATCATTTCATTTGGAAGAAAAGTAACCTTAGTGAAATGTGGGAGGAAGTAACTGCACAAGTTGATGAGGACGGGAACACTGAGAGTGGTGAGGAAATCATCATCCATAAGATTCCTGGAGCATACCTGTCTCGACCTCACGCCATCTACGAGGGGCTTGATAATATCCGAAGTGAATTTGAGTATAATGTCAGTCGCAATAGCAACGTGATTGCATATAACGCTGCACCAATCGCAAAAGTCAAGGGTGGCATAGTCGGACAGGAGAAAAAGGGAGAAAGTTTGCGTATATGGAGAGTCGAGAATGATGGCGATATTTCATACGTATCATGGAATCAGTCGCAAGAAGCGGTTAGCGGTCAGAATAAAACCCTCCTCGGATTGTACTGGATGCTTTCTCAAATGCCAGATATTAGCTTTGAGAATATGAAATCTCTTGGTAATATCGGCTACGATGCAAGACAGACGTTGCTCACAGATGCACATCTGAAAGTTCGCATGGAATCGGGCGCTTTCAAGGAGTTCTTTGAAAGAGAGTTCAATGTAATCAAGGCATTCTTGAAGGTCATGAATCCAAAATGGGAAAAGGAGATAGATAACGTCACCTGCGACCACATCATCACTCCTTACATACCAAAGGATGAGAGCTACGACATCACCATCAGACAAAAGGCTAATGGTGGTAAGCCGGTAGAAAGTCAGCTTGAATCCATCGTTAAGCTTGGGCAGTCGCAAGACCCTCAGCAGACAATGGAGGATATTCGACAGGATGAACTTAATGCGGCAGCAGTACAGCAGTCTGCTTTTGCTATGGGTGAACAAACAATATAAACGCAATAAATTGCACAAGTTATGAAGAAAAAAATCGCAATTTGGCTATTCAAGTTAGCTAGAAGACTCTACCCTATCAGTGTAACTGTCTTCGAACAGAAAGAAATCCTAGAGCCAAAGGTATGTGCCAAGGCTTATCGTATCGACAAGAATTACATTCGCCACTACAAGCGAGACCATCATGTCAAGTCCATGAGAGAAGCTTTGCGTGAGATAACAAAGGAAACTCTCGCACAGGCAAAGAAAGATGTACTCAATACTATCGAATCCAAGATCATGAAGCAGAGAGTATATCAGAAGGATGGAAATACGATTGTAGAGGTAAAGGTTAATTGCTATGTCTCCAAAGAAGAAGGTTAAGCCTATTCCAAAAGAACCTCAGTTCTGCAAATTATGTGCCCACGTTTCAAATCCACGTAATCTTAGTGTTACGGGAGAGCCAACGTTGGGCACTTGCCCTTATGAGGAGTTTGCTATCCTCTATCAAAGGAAATGTGTAAACGAACATTATAAGCCGAAATAAATGAGACCAAATATCCCCAATCAAAAGAAAGCATACGATGCTCTGAACAGACGCTTAGTTAACTACGTGGCACAAGTTCAGAGCATTTATGATAGAATCGCTAGCCAAGTTGCTACTGCTATAGATGGTGTCGGTTATGATGGTTCTGCGGAGTTCTTGTTTGGGGACTATCCAGAACTGAAACAAACCATCAATGGCATCATGACTAGTTATGCTGCACAGATGAATAACCTCATCTATGCAGGTACCACAAATGAGTGGAAAGAAAGTAACATCATGCAGGACCTACTTGCAAGAAAGGTACTTCGTGCTTATGATTTTGAGAAGGGCGGAGATAAGTACAACAGGTATTTCCAAACTAATTCAGATGCTTTGAAGGCTTTTCAGAATAGGGTTGATAAGGGGTTGTCTGTTTCACAGAAACTATGGTATCAGTCACAAGCCTTGAAAAAGGAGTTGGAGCATACCATATCAACTGCAATAGAAAGAGGACAGTCTGCGGTTGTTCTCAGCAAGCGAATCAGTAAGTATCTGTTAGACTATCCTTCATTAAAGGCAGATTATACAGAAAAGTTCGGAAAAGCCGCTACATGCGCGAATTGCCAATACGCTTCTATACGTTTGGCAAGAACCGAGATAAACATGGCTTACCGAAAGGCAGAGCAGACACGTTGGCAACAATTTGATTTCATCTTGGGATATGAGATTAAGTTGAGTAAACGCCACCCTGCACCCGACATCTGTGATGATTTGTTGGGAATATACCCAAAAGACTTTGTCTTCCTAGGTTGGCATCCTAACTGCATGTGTTATGTTGTACCTATTGTGATGAGCGATGAAGAGTACTATGGTTCTCCTTCCATTCAGAAGTCAGCTATGATTTCTCGCACCCCAAAGAACTTTAATGACTGGGTACGCAATAACCGCAGCCGAATCGGGCAAGCTGAAACACTTCCATACTTCTTGAAGGATAACAGAAAGTATTGGCACCTGTCCGTTGAGGACGCGGCTGAGTACCGCCATGCTGACAGAGACGAAAAAGCCATAAAGCTTGCTTGGAAGAACAGAGACTTATTGAAATACAACATAGATGTAGATAATTCTGACATAGCAACATTAAGGCGAAATGCTAAAGCCTATGATGTTGATATATCAAGCTTTGAAAAATTCCTCACTACACATCAATTTAAAGAGAGTTTTGGAATGCTGACTGATAGTGAACGCTCTGTATTATCAGATATGTTCGACAAGTATGATGACAAGGTTCGTCAAGCTGTAGAGTCTTTCGGCAGGACAAAGAAAAGTTATCTAGCAAAGTTTGATTATAGCTATAATTTCGGCGATTGGAGGGATGGCATAACTAATAAGTTTGCAAATATCACTCCTACACAATTCGAACCAGTGAGCAAGATAAAACCAAAGTTGAAGGCTACCTATGATGAAGCTCGTAGGGAACTGCAAGACCTTCGTTCTATTCCGTTGAAGCCTAAGAAGCTAATAGATGATTTCGATGATTGGGAATTGGAGACTGCATTAGACGACCAGGAAGCAGTTATGGCAGGAAAGAAACTCATGCAAAATCTGTATGGTCCAAACATTGATAACGTCAATTCTTGGATAAGAGTAGAATCGGCTCGCATAACAGAAGGCTGGGGCAAGGCTTATGAGGTCTTTCTTGACGAGTATCATAACGGCTTGAAGGAGGTTATGGAAGCTGCTACCCATCTGAACGAATTGAGAACAGCAGATTTGAGTATTATTCCTACAAGATGGATTCCTCGCTTCAATGATTATATCAAGACTATAGAAACTGCAAGGATTGATGTCCGAGGTTACGAAAGGGTTTATCGTGAGATAGAGGGTGCGTACAACATCTACAAGCTGTCTTCGGATCAAGATTTGATTGCGTATGGCTTAGATAAGCTATCCTTCAATACACCTCATACCATCGTGGAAGGCTTTAGAGGTATTGGATTGAGTCCGACCAAATGGCTCGGAAAGAAAGAGTTTTATGATAGCTTTGACAAGTTTGTTCCTTGTATTAGCCTTAGCGGAAACAAAGCATACTTTTGGAGCAAATACAATCATGTGCGAATAGACTTCGATGGTCTGAAGGAAAGAATCTTAAATTCAGAATGGTATCGCAAGGGTCTCCAATATCACGAATACGGACACGCTAAAGCCGCATTACAAGGTAATTGGGAAGAAAATGCAGACTTCAAAAATCTTTATAAAAGGTTTTTTGCTGACTACAACAAGCCCGAATATAGATACGTAGATGGAGAAGGTGTTTCGCAATGGAAAATCGCTGATAGACTATTTGAAGAGCTCAAACTCGTAAAAGACAAAACGTATGATGTAATGGAACAATTTGGCAAAATCTCTGATACTTTGCAAGCTATCGACAAAGACCACAACTGGATACAGGGAATGTTAGGACACGACGTCGATTACTTCGCATCGAGTTTGCATAATTGTTTAGCTGATATTATAGCCCATTTAAGCGAAAATTATTGGTCTAACAATAAATACTTCAAAAAGGTTTTGCCAAGGCTTTATAATGAAGCTATGGCTCTCTATGAGAAGTATTATAAGCTAAACAAACCGACAAAAAGATAGGTGGTAGTCTATGGTTCTACCACCCATCTTGATTTTCTTTCGGTAGGACCTACGGCTGATTCATTGGTAATATAGGTCAGACCAAACTTTGTTTTAGTTTTCATTGCCTTGCGAATAGAGAGCATTATTTCTTCTCTCGTAAAGCCGCTAATAGGATAGTTTTGTAGAGCTAATTCTACTGCGCACATTTGAGCTACACCTGCATTTCCTTTGGTATAGTAGTTCACAACCTGTTCGTCTGTAAGCTCGTCCACGGACTTAACAGAGCATTGTTCTAGATATTCTTGTATATTCATGCTGCAAAGATAGTAAAAGTTTCCCAAACTACAATACGTCCGATTAAAAAGTTAGCAAAAGTTAGCAAACAGACCATAAAGAAGTTTAAAAGTTAAACTATTGTAAGTGCTTGAAAATAAGATAGTTGATATTTGGTCAATTCACAAAAAATGACTATCTTTGCACTATCAAAATAAATAATAACAATTAAAAGATAAGAGCAATGAAATACGAAGAAACGTTTAAACAACAAATGGTAGTAATTGAAGCCATGGTAGAAAAGACCAAAAAGGCGAAGGAAGAGAACTGCGACCTTTATGCTCTCATTTACATGAGGGGATGGCTTAAAGGAGTTGTAGATGATTTGGATAAGATTATCCCTTAACAACATGTTGTTAATTCTTAAAGGTAAGTAATTATGACACAGCAAGAATTTGAACAGCGAGTAGGAATGTCGGTCAATGCTACCGAATACGCTTCCATCGAGAATGTATATATGGCAAGTGACCTAGATAAGGATGCTTTCTGCATTCTTTGGGAGAAGATGAACTTCAAAAGAGTTGCAAGAGCTAGAGAAGAGAAATCAGTTAAGTTGAAGGAGCAAATGAAGAAGGAACAGCTATTCGACATACTGAACAAGCCATACGGCAAAAACGAGTTTGGTACGCTAGCCGATAACTTCTACAGCAAAAGTGAAAAATCTGTACTAGAAAGCATCGGAATCCACATGCAGCAAGAAAGAAATGGTATTCCATTCTTTGTAAGTGTAGCATCAGTATTGGTTGATTTACGCAAATATTTGAAAGTCGCATAAGAAGGAAATGGTAGGGCTAACCACCCTACCTCAATACGATAAGAGCAATGAATACGATAAAGACGTTTATTCCATCAGAGTCAGTTGACGCATTTAAGAAGTTCGCTGAGAAGACAAAGCGCAATGTAGAAGGTTTCGACTACACCATTAGTAACCCACGAAAAAAGTTATTCCGTCATGCGGTAGTAGAAGATTGTCAAACCATCATTGGTAAGTATTGGCATGACATCTGTGACCTCACCATCAATATGCCAGACGAAAGTAATTGGAGATTGCTGGCCACATATAAGAATGGAGCCTTTACTCCTGCTGATACAACCAAGGAGTTGGTATTCAAGATTAAGGAGCATGGAGCTGATTACGGCAAATGCGACCTATGTGGTCATTGGTGTAACAACGCATACGTAATCGAGAATACGCAAACTGGCGATGAACTGCAAGTAGGTTGCGAGTGCATAAAAAAGTTCGGATTGAAGTACATCGACTTCCTCTCAGACTTTACACGCAAACTTTATGAGACCTACGACCACACCATCAGATATGCCACCGATGATGACTATGGAGACCTTATCCCAATTTGGGGTGGTCCTAAGGATAGTAGATATACGGATGCCATCTTGAAGAATGACATGATCGCCATGTGCAAGGCTCAGTATGACGAGTGCCCTGTTTACAAGAAAGGCTATTACGCAAATGGTCACTATTACCCATCAGAAACAATCGCCAAATTAGAGGAAATAAGAGACTCAAAGAAGTTTACGGTTGACTCCTCATACATAACAAAGGTCTGCGATTTTGCGCTCTCTAAAGAGCCTAAATCGCAATTCGAGGTTGAAATGCAGAAAGTAGCAAAAGACTACTACACATTCTCGGAGCAGTTCGTTTATGCTTTCTTCCTGGTGAAGAACTACGAGGATAGCTTAAAAGGTGGTATTGATGCCATCAAGAAAGGTATGCAAGTCAAGGTAGTCGGTAAAGTCATTCAACAGCGCACAGAGCAGTCTTACTACGGAGAAATGGTCACAAACACCATCCTTACTAAAAACGGAATAGTCTGTGAAAGGGTTGGCAAAATACCAACTGCACAAAAAGATGGCGAGAAGACCACCGAGTTCTATGCTATCGTCAAGGGTGTGTTCAATGGAAAGGTTTGCCTAGACAGAGCTACTAAGAATCCAAAGAAAGGAATTGAAGTGGCTATGGAGATTTAGTTATGAGCGCATTCAACATCAACGCCTATTATGGCTGTGAAACTTGCGAAGCAGCCGACGAATATGGTAATGGTTGCAAGCATGGTCTGTTATTCCCTGTCCTGCTTGTGATAGCTAATAAAAGGGAATGCCCAAATTATAGATTTCAAAGAAAGGAATAGAATGAGTTATAAAGACAGAATAGAATTAGAGCAACTTTTAGGTAGTTTTGTAACATCACCTAAAAGCCTTCTATCAGAAAAAGAGGTCAAATTGCTAAGAAAAGCCATGCGACTTATTGGTAGAGTAAATAAGAGATACGCGGATTTATACATGTAAATACGAAATGATATGAAATTGCAGGTTTATTTCTTATACAGAACAGATGAGCACCTATCAACAGACAGCAAGGAATTGCTCTTTATTGGCAACCTTCCAAATTGCATGAAAGCAGCAAGGAAGTTTAATGCTACAGATACTCAGATTAATGAACTTGGGTATCATAAGCAAAGTCAACTTAACAATGTAGGTTACGAGTTTATGCTAGAACAGCATACACTTAACGAATATATAGTAGAACCATAAAATATACGATTATGAAGATATACAAATTGATATGGTATCTCTACACAGAGGACCAACTTAAAGAATCCCTCATCACCGATAAGGAAGTTGCAGAAAAACGTTATCAAGAGCTGAAGAAGTTTCTTTATCGTGGATGCTGGTTATCCCTCTCAGAATTAGTTGAAAACGAAGACCACGAACTAGTGAAGGGTGAAGGTCTTCATTATAACGACATCTAAGAATATGAGAAAAGTTGAATATAAGGAACCACATGGGTATGACTCATACCTCATTTGGTCAAGTAAGTATAACGGCTTCATTATTAAGAAACACTAAAATTAAGAGCAATGGAACAGAAGTTATTAGATTTGATTATCCATATAGGACAAGTTAAAGGTTGGGCTGTAGATGCTACAGATAATGGCAAAGACCTTGCCTACATCTTCTTTCAGCGTTATTCTCCTGCAGGTCAAGATTTCAACATGTCAATCGAAATGCCAAACAATGACCCGAATGAGTTTTTGGCAAATCTCGCCAACTACTACGAGAACTTCAATCCAGATAGTGAAGCCTTAAACTGGTGTGACAAAGAAGGTCATGGTATAAATGGAGCACCCAAACGCTTGAAGGATATCATCATTGATTTCGAGAAAATCGAAAAGGAAATCAAAGAACTCCTAGAAGTGTTCAATCTTCAAATAGAGGAACTAGAAAAAGCTGCCATTCACAAGGTTAAAGTGCAAGTTACCGAATACCTGCAAAAGGTAGTGGAGGTTGATGCCATCAATGGCAGTGACGCATGCGATAAAGTCGAAGAAATGGTTAATGGATCAGAAATCATCTTGACAGCAGACGATTTCACAACAAGAAAGGTTGAGCCTTATGAAGATAAGTAAAACTGCACAAGCTGTGCAAAAGCTAAAAGATGGAGATTTGAAAGGAGCACTCTCCATCTTTTCTACTTTTAAGTATGATTTCACAAGGGATGAACGTAGAATCATGCGAATTGCATACGAAACACTTTGCGGACATGGCGCTTTCTATCAATCATTAGGAATTGATGCTGGTCAGATGATAGCAGATGCAGCAAGTATACTATACGATAAGTATCTAAGTATCAATAAGTTAAACTAAGTTAGTAAAAAGTACTTTATGCTCAAAACGTTTGGTCATTTGCAAAAAAATGATTACCTTTGCACTATCAAAAATAAATAATAACAATTAAAAGATAAGAGCAATGAAACGATTTGAAGATTACGAAAAAGCTTATAATAAATGCTATGAACTTTTGCAAAAACTCACAGCATTGATAAAAGAGACAGATGGCAACCTCACTATCGAGATAAGATTTACTTATATTGACAAATATCCAATGCTTTCTGTTAAATACTATTGTAATTACCTGTACTCATTTCTTCCACAAGAAGATGGTACATTTGTTATTTCTACAGACAATAAAATCTATACAATGGATGAAATTGAGGCGAAGATAAGAAAGAATTGTTATTTAGACTAAAATATAAGAGCAATGAAACTGATTACGAAAGAAATTAAGAAGAGACTGGAAAAATATCCTCTCTACTCACAGGATGGTAAAAAGGAAGAAGCCATCTGTCAAGCAAAGTTCTTCCTTTGTGTTGGTGCATGGTCTTGGTTCATATTGGAAGCTGACCTAGAGAACAATATCGCCTACGGAATCACTATCAATGGAAGTGGTGAAGGCGAGTACGGCTACACAAGCTTAACCGAGTTGCAGGGGCTAACAACTAAGTTAGGCTTAACCGTAGAGCGAGACACCTCATTCTCCCCTACTCCACTAAAGGATATTAATAACGAATATCTAAAGAAGTTTCTTAAGAAAATGTACGCTTGAAAATAATTTCTCACTTTTTTCAAGAAACTATTTGTTGATTAAATAATTTTATCTATCTTTGCAAAAAGTTACAAAAGAAATGAAGATTTATACATCATACTTCTCAAACGGAGCTAAGTTAGCAAAAGCTGGTATCATGATGATCGGTATTGCCCTCTACCCTCCGAAATGGTTTACAGGATTATCAAACAAGTACGTGTCACCATCATGGGACATTCTTCACAACTCCAAATCGGAAGAAGATTACGTACAACGTTTCAATTCTGAGATATTGGCTCATCGGGACCCAAAAGCATTTCTCTCAGCAATAGAGAAAATGGCAAATGGAAAAGATGTAGCTCTATGTTGCTTCGAAAAGCCAGATGATTTTTGCCATCGCCACCTAGTGGCAAAATGGCTGAATGAAAAGTTGGGAATACAGGTCGAGGAATTTGGAATTTCCAAGAATCCTGTTTACTCGGAGCAAAGCTTGTTTTAGGCATCCCTTTTTCCATCGGAATACCCACTAGGGTTGGCGGCTCGGAAAGACGAGCATTTTTGCGTGTATAGAATATTGTTATTATAAGCGGAGATAGCTCAGTTAGCAGAGCGCAGTGATACCATCACTGAGGTCGTTGGTGCGGCTCCAACTCTCCGCTCTTTTGCGGGTATAGCTCAGTCGGTCAGAGCGTCACATTCCCAATGTGAAGGTCGAAGGTTCGAGTCCCTCTAGCCGCTCTATTTTTGTAGAATTAAAATAAAAGAGCATGAAAATAGCAGTTATAGGAACGGGCAACGTGGGAGTAGCTTTTGCCGCAGACCTCTCTATTAAAGGTCATGAAGTTACACTCCTAAAGACATCTTCATACAAATCAGATGCCTTTGATAGACTTATCAAGAACGGCAAAAGGGTTTTTCTTAAAGAGAAATCAGCTTATATAGAAACTGCAATCAAAGAGGTTTCTAAAGACCTCAGTAAGGTTGCAGAAGCAGAAGTTATATTTTGTACCATTCAGAGTAACTTCTATGAGGGTCTAGTAGAACGTATACATCAATACCTTCACAATGATCAGATTGTTGTCTGTATCTCTAGTTACGCATCCTCTTTCTATTTTGAGAAACATTGCAGAAAACTACCAATGTTAGTTGAAGCAACAGGTCCATATTTGGAAGGACGAGTAGAGTTGGATGATAAACCACACGAAGTTGTTTTTCGTGTTGGTTATAGGCATGAAGTTATTCCTGTAGCATGCTTTTCTAATCATGATACCTGCATGGAGAAACTGCATAAAATTAGCAAAGGTTTTATAGCAAAATATTGCGTGCTTGAATCTGCATTACTCAATCCAAATATGGTGTTGCATACGGTAGGTTCAATTATGAGTATTCCGAGAATAGAATATTCAAAGGGAAATTTCTGTATGTATCGTGAAGCATACGCAAGAGGAAATGACTCCACTATCAATCTATTGATGAGACTTGACGAAGAAAAGATGAAAGTCTTAAAAAACTTGGGCTTTTTCAAAACAAGCGTATTTGAAGCAGGAGGTTTCAATATGTCAGACCCAATAGAGAGTTTGCATCGTTACTCAGAATCTAGTGATAGAGCCATCAGCCCAACATCTGTTCACTCACGTTACATCACAGAAGACGTTTCAGAGGGATTGGTACTGATGGAAAGTATTGCCCTTCATATAGGCTTAGAGTTACCTGTTACATCATCCCTCATTACGCTTGCAAGTGTAGCTTTAGGAATAGACTTCCGTAAAACAGGAAGAACTATTCAGAGATTAGGTATTATTAACGAAATAGATATGCTTCATGAATGTAGATAGCGATATAAAAAACAGAACATTTGGTATTGAAATCGAAATGTGCAATCTTGAAAGGGCGAAGGTAACTTTGCCCGAAGGTTACTCCTGGAGCAAGGAAGAGAGCATTGATAATACCGATTGTTCAAGCAATAAGCAGTTTGGTGGAGAGGTGAATACCCCTCCACTACATCTTTGCTGCCTAAAAGAGCTGCATGACCTCCGTTCTGTATATGAATCAATGGTTGCTGCAGGTGGCAAGATTAAGTGGAGTATAGATACTCATGTCCATATATATGTAGGAGATTTGTCTGTCGATCAGCTAAAGAAAGTATATCTATTCTTTTATGTCTGCTATCCATATTTTAAAAAATATGCCAAAATTTCAGATTGGGATGAAAACATCTTCAATGCAAAGCCTATTCCTACAGAAAAATATTTCGAAGGAGTAAAAAATGCGCAGACGTTTGATGAATTACAAACCCTCTTCACAAATCAGTCTAAGAAGGGATTCATTCGTCATGCAGTGAATATTTCTGCATACTTCAAGACGAAGACGATAGAATTTAGAACGTTTCATGCAACTGATGATTTCTATCGAGCTATGAATTGCGTGTATTCTGCATATCGCATATTCTATTACGCTATAAGCCACGAATTGGAAGATTATCAATCTATAACATCTTACAAGCAATTTTGTGAGGTTACAGGGCTTAAATATGATACTCCAGATGAGTTATGCCCACTCCTATATCAAGGGAATCCATATAGCGCAATAGAAGCTTTTATGACTATGCCTTTGCCATACAATTCTGAAATGGTTTCAGCTCTATATGATGCTGTAAAAGCTAACGGACACAAGGAAATCTGCATAGTAAATGGCTTCATGTACTACTATGAGCTATTCTTCCTTGATAAGGTGGAAGTATCTATATACTGCCAAGATGCCTACTGCTATCTGCTCTATATGTTGGCAAATGGTAAAACATCACTAACATATAAGGATAAGCTTGCATGGTTGGAGGACTATAACAATCCTACACCATCAAGACAGCTTGCGCTAGCTCTTTATGCCGTGAAACTGCAAAAGTATTTCATGAGTGAATCGGCAAGAAATAGTGCCATCTTCGAAGCGTTGAAAATTAAGGCAAGGGAATCTATCGAGAAAACCGAGGAGGCAAATGAGCGATTGATGAGATTGCTCACTACATGTGATTTCCATGTTGGAACACTAGAAGAAGCCATCAAGAATAAGAAGGTAATCTTCTTTAATTACGGAAGAATAGAGAAGAAGCAGAAGAGAGCATTCAAACTCATTTCTGAAAATAGTGACTTGAAATCAGATTTTTCTGTTGCAAGGAACGACTACTATAATCTTGTGGAAAGTATTCCGAGTGATAGTTATTTCTACTATTTCAGCAACAGCCCTTATCTGAGAAACCTGCATAAGATAGCTATGTGGAATAATTCAAGTGGGGAAAGACGGTCTGCAGGAAGGTTCCTCTATTGTAATAAGCCAACTGCACAAAATAATGCAAGCACCTCATATTCTTCATACAGAATCGAATGCAACGAGATTGTACCTCCCGATGATTTGGAGATTACAGACGTAAGCAAACTGATGATTGAACGGGTAAACCCACCTTTACTTCATTGCTTGCAAAAGAAGTATATCAAGAAGGTGGACCAATGTAGTGTCTGTCAATTTGCTTTTGTGGTGAAATACGACAAATATACCCTAGGTGGATTTGGTTTTACGCTACCTCAACACAAGGGGTATGATTTGTTTCAGTTAACGGACTTCTGCACGAATAACGCAATTCCTCGATTGAGTAAACTCATATTGTATTGCATTCAGTCTGTAGGCGTTCAAAGATATTTGAGCAGAAGAATGCGCAAGCTTTGCGAGAAGGTTATCTCCTGCGCTTATACCCATAAGCCTGTGAGCATGAAATATCGTGGTGTATACAAGAAAGTGAAGGAACACTGCACATCATCTTATCTTGCTTACGAAGGAATACTTGGCATATACCCTACGAATAAGGAAATCATTGATAAATATCAAAAATCGTTGAAGAATGGAAAATGAAGATAGATGGAAATACGCAAAAGTTGATATAAACCTCATAGATGAGGTAGAAATCAATGCAAATGAAATGTCGGGTGAAGACTTCGCCCAACTGACAGACAACATTGCTAAGTCTGGATTGAGTAGTGTGCCTACCTGTATCAAGAAGGATAATGGTAGATACATCATGATCAGCGGTAATCATCGTTTGAGGGCATGCAAGAAACTGCACTATAAAATGCTAGGCATCTTATATGTAGAAGAAAGCGAGATTACAAATGATGAAGCTATTGCTATTGAATTATCTCACAACTCCATTCATGGTGAAGCTAATGTTAGCATCTTGAAGAAGTTGTTTGCATCAATTCAATCTATCGACTTCAAGAAGTTTGCTCATGTGAACATTGACGAGATTAAGCCAATAAGCACAGAGGGTATAGATGTATATGCCATGCAGGAGAATTTCGTATTCACCATCATCCTCTACCCTAGTTCATTTGCTAGTCTGGACACATTGTATGGAGACATTCGTGAGCAAGCACGCAAAAGCGATGCTCTCGTTTTAGCTTCCGAAGAAGATAACGAGAAGACCCTGCTTAAGATTCAACAGGACATAGGTAAGGAGTTTGGCATTAAATCTCCAAGCATCACATTTGCCAAGTTGCTAGAGCTAGCGAGTGAACGTTTAATCGAAATAAAGGAAGGAGAAAAAGAAAATGATTTGGAGCATAACAAGTAAAGAAGAGATGGAGAACTATGGAATTTCTTCCGTCTTCAAATATTATAGAGAAGCCTTAGGAAAAGATAATGTCAAACTAGCTGTTGTAGATGAAAACGATAAGCTAGACTTCTTACAAAAGGAAGATGTGGCATTACTTAGAACCGCAAGCGAATCTCTCATCAAGACTATCCGAGCAAAAGGTGTAAAAACAACAGCAGAGGATTTCTCTAAATACGAATTGGTTAAGGATAAGGAAAAGGTCTTCCGTTTCCTTTGTAGTTGCGGTATTAGAGCACCGAAACAATATCATTTATCATCATTACAAGAAGGTAAGACATATTTTGTTAAACCTAGATATGGAAGTGATAGTTTTGGTATATCGGAGAAAAGCATCTGTCGTACCCCAAAAGAGGTAATGGAACAGATGAAATACCTTAAAGAAGAGTTTGAAATGGAAAGTATTGTTGAGGAGTATATTGCTGGATCTGATTGCACGGTAACCTGCATTAATAACCAAAATAAGATACTTCTGTGTTCGATTTCTATTGATTGCGATGAAACCAATGGCATCCAAACACGAGATTGCAAAGTTGGTTTTAAGGAATGCTGTTCTGCAATGAATGATGACAGGTTAATGAATTTGGCAGGAACTATATTCCTTTACTTAGGATTGAAATCTCACGCAAGAATTGATTTTCGCAAGGGAATAGATGGTAGATATTATCCTATAGATATCAATCTACTTCCTGGACTTGGACCATTAGACCATCTTTCGAAATCACTTTTGTTGTGTAAAAATATGTCGTATATAGATGCTTTGAAAGCAGTCATAGCATCTGCAAGTTAGAAAGGTTGATTATGGCAAAGGTAAGAAGAACAGAATTAAAAAAGATTGCCGCTGCTTATGAAAAGAAAGGCGGCAATATGGCTGCTACGGCAGTAGCTTTGGGCATTACACGACAAGCCTTATATAACTGGCGAAAAGAGAATGAGAAGTTAGCCAAGATGTTGGATGATATAGATGAAGGCATTCTTGACTTTACTGAAAGCAAGCTGGTCGAAAAGGTGAACGAAGGTAATCTAACTGCAATCATCTTCCTTCTGAAAACTAAGGGCAAGAAGCGTGGCTATGTCGAGCAAGTAGATAACAAATTAGTAGAAAACCCATTCGAGAAGTTAATGAAGGAACTTCCCGATGATGAAGAAGGGTAATTATGGACAACGGAGAATTGTATATACCAGACTGCTTGTTTCCAACGGACAATCCGTTGGAGATACCATGTTTGTTGTCTGATGTGCAACCTCAGTACATAGAAATCCCATTCTATTGCTTTGGTGAGCAGGCAAGAACAACGAACATGAATGGCAGGGGAACACTCCACTTTTATACTGATGATTATAGATTCCGGTCAATCTATGAGAAGCCAGAGAAGATTTTGAAGTATAACCCTGGTAGCATTATTGAGCCAAACTTCAGCTTATCAAATGATACTCCAATAGCTTTTGGTATGCAGGCTATCTACAAGAAACGCTTTCTTGCGAGAGCTATGCAGGAAAAGGGGATTGGTGTATTTGTTGACTTAAATGTGGCTCCTAAGTTCTATAAGCTGAATTTGATGGGTGTCCCTAAAGGTTACTCATCATTCGCCACAAGGGGGTGTACAGACCGATTAAATGAACTGCAATTTGAATACGAGATTGCCAAGTTCGTAGCAAATGGCAACAGATTCAGATTCATCGTTTATGGAGGTGGTAACGTGATTGAGCAGTGGTGTAAGGAAAATAATGCCGTCTATGTAACACCAATCATCATCATCAAGAATAAGTTGAAAGCTTTTGAAAAGATGAAAGATACCATCGGTATGCTTGATCTTGATGCAAAAGCAAAATACCAAGAGCTAAAAAAGACCTTGTATGATACTCAAGTAAAGAACTTCTCTGTAGAAGATATGCTTGATAACATGCAGGATTTCCCAAAGCTCTCAAAGTAGTTTATTATAGTTAGTAATTAAATTGTTAGGTTATGGGTAAACGAAGTAATGGCACAAGAGGGACAAACAGTTCTTCAGCAAGCAAGAGCCGTAAGGCAAGTGGTGGGGTGAGCGAGCTTGATAGAAAATTTCCTAATTGGAACATAAATTTATTCATTTCAAAGACACCCTATGGAGTCGAAGAAGCCGTTATTGGTTCTTTTCATAGGGTCTATGGAAAGAAATACAGCCTCAGTCAAGAAGTTGGTGATATTGATAAAACATTTAAAGAACTTGGGAAAGATGTATATGTTGACATAAATTCAAGCATTAACACGCCACAAGATTTCTTGAATAAACAAGATGTTGCAAAATACATGTCATCAAGAAATTATGACGGTATCAAGGCTTTAAGATACACTGATGGTAATAGTGAAAGAATAATGATTGTTGATGGAAATCATCGTTTCGTTGCCGCAAAGCTCAATCATGAGAGAAAGGTTAAAATGAGAATAATCGAATAAAGTGTTTGTTTATAGGGAGATTTATATTATTGATGGTTATCATCGAGTTGCAGCAGCCATACTTAAAGGAAACAAGAAAATACGAATATTATTGAATTAGCAATATGTCAGAACAGAAAGCAATAAAAAAAATGATTGCATGGCGCAATGATTGGTGTCTCTTCGCCAAGGAAGTCTTGAAGGCTCGCCTTGACGAAGAGCAAAAGGCTATATTGCGTTCTGTTCAGAAGAACAAAATGACAACGGTAGCCAGTGGAACTGCAAGGGGTAAGGACTTCATCGCTGCCGTAGCCGCTTTATGTTTCCTCTACCTCACTCCTCGCTTTGGTAAGGATGGCAGTTTGGAAAAGAACACCAAGATTGCCCTTACTGCACCGACAGGAAGACAGGTAACAAACATCATGATACCAGAAGTGGCACGTCTATACAAAAAGGCAGGCTTTCTGCCTGGTCGTTTGCTGTCGGATGGTATCAGAACAGATTACGAGGAATGGTATCTGACAGGTTTCAAATCTTCAGCCGACAACACAGAGGCTTGGTCGGGATTCCATGCTGTAAACACCATGTTCATCGTAACTGAAGCATCCGGTATCTCGGACACCATCTATAATGCAATCGAGGGTAACCTGCAAGGTAACTCTCGATTGCTATTGGTATTCAACCCAAACGTTACTACAGGGTATGCAGCCAACTCCATGAAGTCTCCCCGATTCAAGAAGTTTAGATTATCATCTCTCAACGCAGAGAACGTAGTAAGCAAGAAAAACATTATCCCTGGTCAAGTTGACTATGAATGGGTAGCCGATAAGGTCTCAGCATGGGCACAGAAGATCAGAAAGTCTGAGTTTGATGAGGGTCGTGGTGATTTTGTGTGGGAAGGTGGATATTACACTCCAAATGACCTTTTTCGTGTTAAGGTTCTCGGTATGTTTCCGAAGGTTTCCGAAGATACCCTCATTCCATACGAATGGTGCGAGATTGCCCATAGAAGATGGAAGGAACTTAAAGATAGTGGCTTTATCACCCATAAGCCAATACGCCTAGGTGTCGATGTCGCAGGTATGGGGCGCGATAGGTCTTGCTATGTTCCACGACAAGGAAACTATGTTTCAGAAATCAAGTGTCATAATTCGGGTGGTCATGCGGACCACATGGCAGTCGCAGGTCAAGTCGCGCACTACCTAAATTTGAGTTCCAAGAATAAAGCCTTCATTGATACCATAGGAGAAGGTGCTGGAGTTTATTCAAGACTCATAGAACAAAAGTATTTAACTGCATTCTCTTGCAAGTTCTCGGAAGGCGTGAGAAACAAGCATGATGTGACAGGCTGCTACTCTTTCGCTAACATGAGGGCTTATTTGTTTTGGTGTATACGTGACTGGCTCAACCCAAAGAATGGATTCTTTGCAGCACTCCCACCTGACGATGAGTTGGATCAAGAATTGTGCGAAGTGCATTGGCTGTTTCAGTCAGATGGTTCAATCATCATGGAACCAAAAGACGAAATCAAGAAGCGTCTGAAACGTTCTCCCGACAAGATGGATGCCCTTGCCAGCACCTTCTATCCATACGACTTCGATAGAGACAATGATTTGCAATTGTTAAATAGTATAGTATAAATTTGCAAGATACAGAAAAGTTTTGTAACTTTGCAGCCGAAACGTTACCTTTAACGTTTCATTGCTCTTAGTGCACTCCGACCGTGAGGTTAGAGTGCATTTTTTATTTAATATAAAGTAATTCAGAAAAAGACTATACACTTCAATATAAGCCTTTCTAAGCGGTTCATTTTTTATCTCCATATAACTTATACCATTTTTAAGAAATAGACTTACATACACAAAATTAATAGTTTGGCATAAGTATCTAAGTATCAATAAGTTAAACTAAGTTAGCAAAAAGTACTTTATGCTCAAAACATTTGGTCAAATGCTAAAAAATGACTACCTTTGCACCATCAAAATAAAAATAACAATTTAAAAGATAAGAGCAATGAAAAAGGTTAAAGTTTACACAATAGAAGCGTTAGAGAAGCGAATTACAAAGGCTTTGAAAAAGGTCAAGTTCGGCTACCAAGAAGGATGCTTGATTGAAGCCACAGATGCAGAGTTTAGTATCTACAACTTCAACACTGCACTTTGTAATTTACAGCAGAAAGGAGTCGTAGCATACAACGAGAATACAGAAAGCTATGAATTGGTTTAAAGTATAGGAGATAAGAGCAATGAACGTTTACACAGAATCAGATAGATATACGGTTTTACTTCACGCATTCGACACTTTTGAAGGTGCTTGCGAGTATATTACACAGATTATAAATGTAGGGGAGTGTAAGGTTCTCCCCCTCATAAAAGCATGGAAAGGTGGCGTGGTTACAGCTAAATGGGTGACTAAGAAAACCGAAAAAGGAATAAAATTTGAATTGTTGGATAGCAATGTTTAATAGGAGGAAATGAATATGACAGTATATGAATTATCGGACCTTCAGAAAGAAGAACTCAAAATCGAAATGTTGAAAGATAAGTTTGGGTACAAACTTTCATTCAGAGAGTTAGCATATGCTAATGATTGTATCAGCGACCGAGAGTTGTTCGAAAAATATAAGGATCAGACCTTTACAGATAAAGACTTCATCGTATCACGCTAAATGAAATCGTATGGAAAACAACTGCACAACAATAGAAGAGCTTAAATCCGTAACCACGCAGATTAGTGGTGATGAATGGAAAGATTTCTTCTCACTCATCAAAAAAGGCTCATATAGCCTATATGGTTTTCATCAGTTTCTTAACGAGAGACCAGACCTATGCTTATTAATTCAAGGCATAGGAGATTACCAAACAGCCATCAAGGAAACGTTAGACGAAATCGGATTGAATGATGGTGATATAAATGGACCAGGAGGAAATCATCTGAAACTGATTGTGGTGGATCAGATAGGATTCATAGTGTATGAAACGAAAGTTATGAACTTTTAAAAAAAAAGATAGAGCAATGGAAGAGAACGTTATCATAGCAATGGATGCCGAAAAGTCTAAAAAGATAAAAGGCATTCCTTCAAGTTGGGACTGGGAGGATATTCATTTCTACCTCATTACTGAATTGGGTTTCAGTTTTGATGTTGTGTTCAATTATTCAAAAGACATAGAGGAGGTATCTTATGAAGGATAATGCAAGAACTATCAAGTACGATTCTATCACATCATACGCAAAGGAATATGGGGTAGAATATCTGAGTAACGAGAACCTTATTGCTTCAATTATCGGTATAGACCCTATGCTACAGGGTAATGAACCAATAAGAAAAATCTTTGATGGTAGTCATTCACTGAGAAAGGCAAGCAAGAGAACACTTCAGGAGCTTACATCTATCAAAGGAATAGGTGAAAAGAAGGCTACCGCTATACTCGCTGCATTCGAACTTGGAAGAAGATTTATGAAAGAGAAGTCGCAAGAACTTACAGATTTGGGTACTTCCCTCGACATCTACAACTATATTTTACCATACGTCAAGGATTTAGAAATAGAAGAATCTTATCTGTTCTGTATGGATAACAACTTCAAGTTAATCAAAATGGTTCGATTGTCACAAGGTGGAATATCAGAAACCACTATAGACGTAAGAATTGTGTGTAAAGAAGCTATCTCCTGCAATGCCGTAATAATAGCATTGGTTCACAATCATCCAAGCCCTAACTGCTTTCCATCAAAATCTGACGATGAGATAACATATAAGATACAGAAGGCTTGTGAAATAATGAGATTGTATTTTATGGACCACGTTATCATCAGTAGCAAATCCGATCAGTATTACTCTTACCACGACAAAGGGAGACTATAGGCTACAAGCCGATAAAACACCTCAAACCCATAATTACATACCAAAAGAATCTAACTTGAACACAGAAGATATTTTGCACGTTTAAGTGCATTTTTATTGCATCTTATCTTCCAAGGGAGGGCTGTGAAGTTCTCCCTTGTTTATTGAAATGAAAATAATTTCTCACTTTTTTGCCAAAACTATTTGTTGATTAAATAATATTTCGTATATTTGCACCCATAAAAGCGTGTGAAGATGCACGTGACAGAACTTTTCGTAACATTGCTCTTACACCGAGTTCTACGTTTGGTCTGCCTGCATTTCGCTCGCAGACCATTTTTTGTTAAATATAACTCAACAAGCAATGAACAAGTATTACAGAAAAGTTCTTGAAGCACTGAAAACCAATCGAGACATTAAGGCATTGGGGTTCAGTCGTAAGGAGTTAAAGGGTGTTGCCGCCAATGTTGCCAACAAACTTCAACTCAAAGATGATGCTACTGACGAAGAAGTTAGTGAAGGTATTAGTGACGCAATTGATGATGTCTTGCCGTTACTCCAGTTAACTCAGTCCGCAGCTGACCGCCAAGTCTCAGAGTACAAAAACGCTCATCCTGCACCCGATGATGACGAAGATCCAGATGACGATCCAGATGATGATGACGATCCAGCACGTAGAAGTCCGTCACGGAAGGGCAAGAAGGGCAAGAAGGATAGCGATGATGATGACTCCGCTACCCTCAACGCAATCAAGGAACTTACGAAGGCTGTTGCTACACTCCAAGGCGATGTAACTGCATTGAAGTCGGGCAATACCACAAGCAGCCGTACCGCAAAGGTAAGGGAACTGCTGAAGGACACAGGTAAGTTCGGAGAGCGTCGGCTTAAATCTTTCTCTCACATGAAGTTTGAGAATGAAGAGGAGTTTGAGGACTACCTCGATGAGTTGAAGGAAGATATTGAGGAAGAGAACAAGGAAAGGCTTGAAAAGGGTCTTGAAAAGCTTGGACGAATCCCTGCTCCCGATACCAAACCTCAGCCAAAGGAGGAAGATAAGTTAATGTCTGATGATGAAGTCAAGGAGCTGGCTCAGATGTAATCATCTATTGTTTCACTAATAAATTATTAGATTATGGTAGCAGAAGACTACAAGCCAAAAACCAAAGGCTACGACATGGGTAAGGACGCTGTGGTTATCCGTCAGTATCTCGGTGGTATCACAGGCGGTAGAGCACTCGACTACGCCAACTTCAAGGATGAGGTTATTCAGGCAGGTCACATCATTGTCCGCAAGAAGGTTGATGATGTTTATGAGTATTCTCCACTTGAAACCGAAGATGGCAAGTACAAAGACAAGGCTAGTGATGCAGAATTTGCTGGTGTTGTTGTACGCTCACGCATGAAGGGTGAAGCGGTTGCCATCATGGATAATGGTCGCGTGAATGATGTGGCAATGCCTTATCAGTTCAAGGACGAAACTCAGAGAACTGCCATCAAGACTGCTCTCCCAAGTCTTATTTTTGAGCATGACTAAGTTGTGCTCTAGTTTTTAACTTAAAAGATTGTTTATATGAACGAATCACTTTTTATTCAGTTTATCCGAGCTATCTTCCCTAAACTTAGCTTGTATGTTAAGGAGAAGGAGAATCCGAAGGAGCGTACCTATCTTTACAAGGAGATGCTTACCGATGTGTATTCTCCAGATCAGAAGTGGGAAGGTTCATCAGCTAAGACCACATATGTAGCTGCCGACATCGTTGAGATGGATTCAGACATTCCTTTGAAGAAGCGTGGTCAAATCGCAACCTCTAATGGTAAGTTGCCAAAGATTGCGATGAAGAAGATTCTTTTCGAGTCTGACATCAACAACATCAACATCATGAAGGCTCAGTATGAGAACATTGTAGCGAGAGCCAATTCATTCCAGGCGCAAGGCTTGGTTGAGCAGGCTACATCAACACGACAGGCTGCTAAAACTGCAAAGGCTCGTATCATCAACAAGCTCATGAATGATGGTGTCGCTTGCTCTGTCGGTCTCGAAGAGCGTAACGAAATGAACTTCTTGGCAGGTCTCTCTAATGGTATTATTGCCGTTGAAGATGCAGACAATTCGGGTAAGGCTATCCGTGTTGACTATGGATATTTTAAGGCAAACTGCTTCAAAACAGCAACCAATGGTGTTACTACCCGTGATGATTTCGAGAAAATCTTCGATAAGGCAAATGCCGATAACAATACCATCATACAGGTTATGCTCGCTAAGACGCAGATTAAGAAAATCCGCAAGGAGCAATGGGCAAAAGAGCTTGTTGCCGACTACGAGGGTAAGACTTATACCGAAAATACCAAGCTCAAGACACCATCGGAGTCAGCTTTCTCGGAAGCATTCGAGGATGAGTTCGGTGCAGCCATCAAGGTTATCAACCGAACCGTGATTATCGAGAAGAACGGAAAGCCAAAATCAGTTAAGCCATGGAATGAGAATAACATTATCTTCATCTGTAACACCAACGTAGGCTCTTTCGTTTGGGGTACCCTTGCAGAAGACACCAACCGAGTAGCAGGTGTTCAGTACTCTAACGTTGACAGCTACAAGCTTATCTCTAAGTACTCCAAGAATGAGCCATCTTTGCAGGAGGTTACCGCAGGACAGGCTATCTGCTTGCCAGTAATCGAGGACGTAGATCAGATTTATATGCTCACTACCAAGTCTGAGGAGGTTGATACGAATGCCGAGTCTACAGATGATACCGACCAGTATACAACTTACAAGGGTAAGAAGTATAAGAAGGCTGACCTCATCGCTGCTTTGAAGGCTGCTGGTGTTAATGTGAAGACTAACTCAACCGATGAGACTCTGATTAAGGCTCTCAACTCACTCAGCGATGAGGAGGAAGCCGAAGTTCTCTCTAAACTCACTCCAGAGGTTTAATTTGAATTGATATGAAGACAATAAAGCAAGCATTGATTGATGAAATCCACTACCCTATCCCTTTAGGATTCGTGGAGAATAAGATGATAGAACGTCAGCTTAATGGTGATGATGAATATACATTTGAGGTCGCTCAGTCCAAGGAATGGAAAGGTGCGCTTGCTGATTGTCTGTACTCTCTCATACAAGCTGTAAGCTTATCCGAGTCAGACAAGAGCATTGGAACACTATCTGACAAGGATAAGGAAAGGCTGCTAGTACGAATAAATGCTTTATACAAAACCATCGGTGAATCCCCTGCACTGGGTCAACCGATGGTTTATATAGGAGGTTAAGATATGGCTGTATTGGATTTCGCTGCTCATACCCTAGATTACCTACACGTAACTGATGGGTATGAAGACGATAACGGAGACTATGTTGAAGGCTCAGAAGAATGGGTGGAGAACTATTGTAAGTGTGATATTGTTCCTGCAGGCAAGGCAAACGTTATCACTATCCCCGATGGTTCTGCAAAGAACTATTCCTACACCATCTACAACCTTCCTAGAGCATGCCGTGATTTCGAGTATGGAGACAAAATCCGTGTAAAGCTCTTCGGAAACGAAGTGAAGGAATTTGTCGTACTCGGCTTTCATCGTTATCAACTGCAATGTAAAATATGGGTATAAAACTCTCAACCTCTCAGTCTGCGCTCGATAACTTTTTTCAGTCCGCTATGGCGATAATAAAGCAAGAAATCCTCACTGCTTATGCCAAGCTAGGAGAAGAATGTAATGCAAGGATAAGAGACCGCACGGCAGAGGAAAGTTGGATAGACCATACAGGAAACCTACGAAGCTCCATCGGTTATGCCATCTTTGACTACGGAAGGAAACAAGTAGAATCAGCCTTCGCTTCCATAGGCAATGGTTCTAATGGTTCACAAGAAGGAAGACAAATGATAGCTGACCTAGCCAAGGAATACTCACAGGTTTACGCATTGGTAGTAGTCGCGGCTATGAACTATGCAGACTTTGTAGAAGCTAAAGAAAATAAAGATGTGCTTGCATCCACTGAGTTATGGGCTCGTTCCGTCGTTGATGGTAAACTAAAGCTCGCTGTGGATAAAGCTGTAAGTAGAATCAATCAGATAAAGCTATGAAATCGGATATTGATATTAAGGATGATGTGTACAACATTATCTCTTCTTCGAAATTAAAGACTGCTGTAACAGGTAGTCTTTGCAAGCGAGGAAGACCATTCTATGGAACAGGTACAACTGGCAAGGAAGATATTTGCATCTCAGTGCTAGCAAATCAAACCTCGCAAATCCAAGAAGCTTTTGTGAATGTAAACATCTATGTTCAAGATCAAGCTATCACAAAGAAAGGCAATACCCGAAAGGAAGAGAACACGGCAAGGCTCCGTGAGTTATGTCAACTCTCTTTCTCTACCTTCGAAGCAGTTCATGGATCAGATTTCCGCTTGTCTATGAGTGAACAGAGGGTAATAGCTTGCGAGGGCACAAGTGAGCACATCATTAATAACAAATTATTGTATCAAACTATAAACGATTAAGATTATGTCAGTAACAACATGGGGAAAACCATCCATCTATGTTCGTGACCTTAGTGCTGCTACAAACAACTGGAAGAAGCTCGACACTCCAAAGGAGGACACTACCCAGCTGAACCCTACCAAGGGTGATACAACAGAAGCTAAGGAGGAAGGTGGCGGTATTGTCGATTCAAAGACAACTAAGTCCACCTACGAACTCGTTTATCAAGAGTTCATCAAGAAGGGCTTACCTCAGCCATTCCCTACCATTGATGGACTTATCGAAGGAAACTACGCTATCGCTGTTCAGCCGGAAGATGCAGAGAACCCTGGCTGCTATATTGGCAATTCAACCGTCAGCGTAGAGGAATCATATTCTTCTGCGGATGGTGCTTTGATGCAGTACACCCACAAGGCTCTTGTGCCAGAGGGTGACGAGGTAGCAAAGACCACCAATAAGAAGGGTGAGACCGTATATTGTCAGTTCCGTTGGCGCATCATCACAGCCAAGAAAGCTAAGGGTAAGACTGATGAATATGTTCTTACATTCAAGCATCCTGCAGGTGCTACAGACACAACAACGGAGATAACTGTTCCAACAAACGGACAAACCGACGGTGACGTTTAAGGCAATATGTTGATTTCCTTTCACCCTTCAGCCGATTGAGGGTTATCAGTCGGCAACCTACCCAAGTAGCTCAGTTGGTTAGAGCGAGACCAAAGTCCGTCACATGAAATCCAGTTGGTCTTTAAAATGCTGGTTGAAAGACGTAGGTTCGAGTCCTGCCTTGGGTGCTAACAAATTTTATTGGCTTATGAAGAATGACATCGAAATTGGCGCTAAGATAGCCATGGTGTTAACAGATACACCTCTAGGCATACAGGTAGGTAGAAGACATTTGTTTATCTACCCTCAGACTTTAGGCAAGATGTATTTGACTGCTCCATTGATTAAGCAGCTAGGTATCAAAGATGATAACTTAAAGCTGAATCCCCTCATTGAAGCACTTCGTGTAGTAGAGGAGAATCGAAGTCTTTGCTGTAAGATAATAGCCTACCACACTCTTCAGAAGAAATCCGATATGCTCAGTTCACGCATATTGAAGGCAAGGGAAAACATCATCTTCAAGTTCTGTGATAACGATGACATAGCAACCCTTCTCATCACCATACTCTCAGACAACAAGCTTCACGACATCATCACGGAATGTGGAATAGACAAGGAAGCGGAGCGTATGGAGAAGATAAACCAAGCCAAAGACTCCAGTAATCAGTATATCTTTGGTGGCAGAACCATTTGGGGCTCTCTCATTGACGCAGCTTGCGAGAGATATAAATGGACCCTTGACTATGTTCTGTGGGAAATCTCATACAACAACCTCACGCTTATGATGAAGGATAAGATAACTTCCATCTATCTATCCGATGAGGAAAGAAAGAAGGCTCACATTCCATCAGCAACAGAAAAGGTCTTCAGCGGAGATAACAAAGAGGACCTCATGGAGCTGATCAGACAGAGCGAAGAGAATCCAATTTAACCTCCAACACTAACAAGAATAAAGTAAAGAATAAAGGTTTTGGTGAGGAGGTGCACCTTTACGTAATTGACAGAATAAAAAAATGGCAAGTATCAAGTTTGATATAACAGGCGATAATTCATCCGTACTGAAAGCCTTTCGAGGGGTACAGGATGGAGTATCACAGACAGCAAGAGCAGTCGAGCAGCAGGGTCAGAGCATTGAGAACGTTTTCAATCGCATCAAGTCCGTTGCATCGGTGGCTTTCGCTGGCTTTACGGCAAAGGAAATCATCAGCACACTGGGTACTGTCCGAGGAGAGTTTCAGCAGTTTGAGATTGCCTTTGAAACCATGCTCGGTAGCGGACAGAAGGCAAAGGGAATGATTTCGGACCTCGCCAACCTTGCTGCTTCTACACCTTTTGACATGAAGGGTGTGGTAAATGGTGCAAAGCAGCTCCTTGCATACGGATTTGCAGCCAATGAGATTACCGATACCATGAGAAGGCTCGGTGACGTATCAGCAGGATTGGGATTGAACTTGCAGGACCTCACATGGCTCTATGGTACCACGATGGTGCAAGGTCGATTGTTCACAAGAGACTTGATGCAATTTACAGGTCGCGGTATTCCTTTGACAGAGGAACTTGCCAAGCAGTTCGGAGTTACCAAGGATAAGGTCTCGGAATTGGTGACAGCAGGTAAGGTAGGTTTCCCCGAAGTAAAGAAGGCTATCGAAAGTCTTACCAATGAAGGCGGCAAGTTCGGTGGATTGATGGAAAAGCAATCTCACTCTATTACGGGTCAGATAAGTAATATCCAAGACACCATCGAAATGGCTATCAATGACCTCGGCACACAGACCGAAGGCTTGATGAATGATGCTTTGGATATCACATCTAAGGTTATCGACCATTGGAAGGAGATAGGTGAGGTTATCCTTGCAGCCGCATCTGCCATCGGTCTTTATAAGGCAATGGCAGTTAGTATAGCAGCCTTTGACACAGCAACAACAAATGCAGGATATGCAGCCGAGTTGTCAGCTCTTGAATCTTTGCTCCCTATGAAGGAAGAAGCAAAGAAGACGGACCTTGAAGAAGCAGTAGCCAAAGGTCAATTATCAGCAGCACAGGCAGAGCTGGTAGCATCTAAGCGTGAAGAGGTCGCGGCTTACGTTGCCGAACTACAGGCGCAGGCAAAAGCAAAGACAGATGCAGCCACCGCAGCCGCAGAGGAAGTGAAGGCATTGGAGAACAAACTTGCTATGCAGGACAACGAGGTTCAATCACTCCAAGATGCTTACGATGCCCTGGAATCCTATACAGATGGGCAGAAGGTAGAGACAGCAGAAATCAAACTCAACACTGCCGTTAACGAAAGGAACACCATCGCAAAGCAACTCCAAACGGCTAGAGAAACTGCTGCAACCGCAGCCACAGAAGCAAATACAGCAGCCAATACGGCTAACACTGCATCCCAAGGTTTGAATACCGCAGCTACCGCTAGAGACACCGCAGCCAAAGGAATATGGGCACAGGTCACCCTTCTCTGCAAAAGGGCACAGGACGCATGGAATGCTTCTATGTTCTCTAGTCCTCTGTTTTGGATAGCTGCCACCATCGCAGCAGTAACCTATGCCGTATATAAGCTTGCCACAGCTGAGACGGCACATGAAACGGCAGTAAGGAAATCCAATGAAGCATGGGATGAGTTTGATAACAAGGTCAAGGAACGTCAGCAGAATATCGAAAGCCTTATCAGAACTATTCAGTCTGAGACAGCTACAGAATACGAGAAGGCAGAAGCTTACCAAAAACTCTCCAACCTCGCACCTCAGTTAACGGAGCAATACTCACAAGCTCAACTAGCATCAGCCGATTTTGCTAAGACGCAGAAGGAAGTTGCCGAGAGCATGGATGAGTTGAAGTACGACAAGGCAGTTGAGGAAGTTGAGAAGTACCGAAAGAAGGTTGAGGAGCTTCAAATGCAACTCAGAGCAGACGCAGCCAATGGCGGTCAAGGTAGCATCGCTATCTCATCACAGATAAGCCAAGCCAAAGAAGACCTTGATCAAGCAGAAGAGAAGCTTTCCAACATCATCCAACTTCGAGACCAAGCAGCCGAGAACGCAAAGCCTATCGAAGTTCGCTTGCAAGAGGCACAGGAGAACGAAAGTGTACGTCAAGAAATCTTTGACTTCTATGACGAAGCAATCAATCTGGCCAACGATTGGCAAGCTGCCAACGAAACCATCAACTACGCCACAGGTGAGAGTAGATTGGATGCGTTCATCAATAAGGCTCAGAAAGAGATAGCAGGTCTTCGAGAAGACATCAAGAAGAATCCTGCTGATCTGAATCTCCGCATGCAGGAGTCTGAGAAAACAAAGGTTCTGAATAACCTCTTAGCGATGAAGCGTAATTGGGCGGTCACTGGCGCAACGACAATACCTTTGGTTTTTAGGGCTCAATGGAATACAGCCAAACAATCCCTCAACCAAGCAAAAAAAAGAGCACAAGCGTTGGCTAACAATGGTTCTACGGAAACCTATCAGCAAGCTTACAACAGGACGCAGCGTGAATATAACGCAGCCAAGAGGAGGGTTGCTGCTATGGAGAGAAATAAGAGCAAATACACCGCCGCTCAGTACGAAACCGCCACCCAAAACTTGAAAGCAGCCAAGGATGCCTACTCGAAACTAGGTGGTAATGTAAGCGGAAGGGCAGCAAGAGCGGCAATTACAGCTCGTAAGACTCGCATTAAGGAAGAAAACAAGACTATCAAAGCCCAAGAGGATTTAAACAACCGCTTGAAGACTTTGCAGCAGAAAAATACAGATGAAACTATCTCCCTCATGCAGGAAGGCACTGAGAAGAAGCTTGCTCAAATCAAGAACGACTATGCCAAGCGCAAAGCCGAGATTGACAAGCAGGAAGCAGA